TCACTGAGGAGCAATTATGGGCGCTGCTGGAAGAAGAGGTAACGGGGAAGAGGCGCGTGTCCGTTGCGACACGCCTGCACATGAGAATTTGCAGGCTGCGCGACTCGCGCGAGAGGCTGGAACTGCTCAAGCGCTTGACGAGCGCTACATGATTGCAGCGGCAACCGACGTCCAGCGCACTTGGCGCAAGCACGGCTGGACGCCGCCCTCGGAGCAGCCCGAGTACCAGGCCAAGTGGGCGGCCGCCCAGCAACCTACCCGACTGAAGGACATGAAATGATCGAAATTTTTGACAGACATGATCAGACGCAAGCGTGCCGAAACCTGTTGGCCACGGTGGTTCAGCTTGCCGTGGCCGACGCCTGCTCGCAACCGCCCAAGCGTCGAGAAGGTGACAAGGCGGTTTTGTCGCACATTACGGTGGACGCCCTCACGGCGCTGCGGTTCATGTTCGACGAGAGTGTGTCCGGGCTGAACGAGTACGCGACATGGCTTGACTTTGATCCGGGGCAGTTCCGGCGCAAGTTGCAAGACACCATGTACAACGACTCGCCCCTGACCATCAACGGATTTGAGTCTAACCAACGAAGGAACTTCCGCTACAACTACACGACGTGGCGGCGCTTTGCGAACCAAGTCACTGAAGCAGACTTTGGAGAAGACAATGATTGACTACGCCGAAGGGCATCATCAGATGAAGAAGCTGGTGGATCAGGTCTGGCAACTGATCCTCGAGCAGAAGTTCAGCGAAGCCCGCGCGCTCTGCGACACCATCGTGGTTGAGGCGCGGCTCACCAAGGCGCAGATCGCCGCCCAGCACCCCAAGGAGACGGGCCATGAGTAAGCTTTGGACGGTCAAGATGACCTTTGAGTTCGTGGTGGTCGCAGACGACGAGAAGGCCGCGAAGGCGGCCGCAATGGAGAACGCAGACGACGCGCTCGGCATGGCTGACTACGACGACATTGCGGTCGAGCTGCGCCGTGGCGCTGACGCCAAGGGCTGGGAGCATCCGACTTGCATCCCTGTGAACTGCACGGAAGACAAGAGCATCCGTGACCACTTGGAGGAAGGCGCATGACACGCGACGACATCATCCGCATGGCGCGGGAGGCAGACATTGATTGGCACAAACACTGGGACGACGAAGAAAACAGGCTTGAACGCTTCGCAGCCCTTGTCGCCGCTGCCGAGCGTGATCAAATCATCGCCCTGAATGCGCCCGAGATTGAGCGCATCAACGAGTACATCAAAACGCTGGAGGAGGCGGTTGCTGCCGAACGTGAGGCGTGTGCGAAGGTTGTCGAGCAGGCAGGGGTCGATGGCTACGGGACGCTGGCAGCGGCAGCGATGATCAGAGCAAGGGGAGAGAAATGAACCAAGTTAAACAAAACCCAGAAGTAGAGCAATACAAAAGCCAAATTGAAAGGCAGTGCGTTGAGATGCAATGCACGATTGACCTGCTGAAGGCAACGGTAGAAACACTGTATATGCGCCTCAAGCCGGTGATGGCAGAGATTCCGAGTCGTACAGCCTCTACTGAGGTATCGCCAGTGGCTTCACCGCTCGGCCTGTCCATTAATCAATACCGACAACAAACCACAGCCGTCATTGATGAGCTTGCCCACATTATTGAGAGCCTTGAGATATGAGCGATAAAGAACTGATGCAGCAGGCGCTGATGGCGCTGGAAGAAGGCATGACAAGCAAAGAGTGGCGCGAACTGGTCAAAGCCCTGCGCGAGAGGCTGGCGCAGCCCAACGAGTTCGAGCCCGACTGGGATGCAATGGCGGTGATGGTTGCAGAACAGCAGCGAATGGCGACTGAAATTGAACGGCTAAAAGACGGATTCAATAAATCTGAATCACGCCTGCACGATGTTGCCGTTCACTGCGAGCGAGTCGAGCGAAGGCTTAAAGACGTAAATACAGCAGCAATGAAACTTACGCGTGACCTTGTATGTATGGATTTTGACGACGATGAACGCCTAGATCGTGACAGGGTGATGGCGCGCATCATGCAGTGGCGCAACGAGTGGGACAAAGCGATGTTTGAGGAGCGTAATAAATGATTGAAGACTTTTGGGATTGGCTACCTAAAGCCTATGGAGATGTTGGAGACGAGCCGGTTTTCACAAAATACAACATGGAGGTGGCTTTTGCCGCCGGAGCCGAGGCTGAAGCCAAGCGAATGTGGCAAGGACTGACGGATGAGGAGATCGGCAGTTTATGGGATGGTCATGTTGTGCCAGTGTTTGGCAAAAACGGTATCAATCCAATCGTATTTGCCCGAGCCATCGAAGCAAAACTCAAGGAGAAGAATGGATGACGCCTTGCCCCAACTGCGGCGCGGCGTTGGCTTTCAAACGATGGCGCAAGAATGCGGATGCTTTCAGGGTACGAAACTGCCTCGCTTGCAAGGCTCGCTTCAAGACGCAGGAGGTCATCCTTTATGAGATCGGAACCATGACCGAAGAACGCTTGATCAGGTTCTTGTCAGAACGTAAGGGCTGGCAGTCGTATGAGACGATTGCTCGACACTTCTGCGTGACACCCGCAACGGCGCAAAACGCCATCAAAAAACTGGAGAGGGAAAACCGTGTCCAATTCAAGTTTGGCGAGAACGGAAGAAAGCTCTGGCACCTCGTCGACAAAGAGGTTGCCCCGCCTGCGCCGCGCAAGTCCCGCGCCAAACCGCAGCCCGATCCCGTGGCCGTTCCCGCCAGCAGGGTTTACCGAATCGAAGACGGGGAGAGTCGAGCCGCCCCTAAACCCCGAACCAAAGCCCCGACGCAGCCGCAAAGCTGGTTCAGCGTCCTTGGTCAGTGAGGAGGCGCCGTGGTGACCGACTGGACACCCGAGGAGGAAGAAGCCTGGCGCGAGTTGGAGCGGCGCTGCCCGACCAAGGAGCAGACTCTCCAGCTCGCGCAGACGCTGGACGGCGGGGTGGTGTACCTATGCCGCTTCTGCGGCGACTACCACGTCAGACCGCTGCCATCACCAGAGCAGTCCGTCTGACCTCCAGCACGCGCCGACCCCAGCCACGGCCGAAGTGTTCCCACGTCTTGAGTTCTTGCAGGAACGCGAGCCGCTTGTCGCAGTACGCGTTGATGACATCCGGCACCACGATCGCCTCGACCGCCGCCAGCGTGCGCGGCCCGAGCACGCCGTCGACCGTCACGCCAGCGACCTCTTGCAGGAACTTGACCGCGCGGCCAGGCCCGCTGTTGACCGCCGTGTCGAAGACGACATAGTCGATGCCGGCGGGCAGCGCGCCGCACCGTGGGCGGTCCCAGTACTTGTCACGGTAGAGCGGCGTCACGTCTGCGACCGTCAGTGCCTTGATGGCGTCCACGCTGACGGGCCGCCCGACCCAGCGCTCCCACGTCTCCTTGGTCACGCCAAGGTTGGTGGCGCCGCCGGGGTCGTGAGGGTTCAGAACGAAGCCGCCCTCATGCTGGAGGACGTGCTGGAGGCACTCCTCGAACCGGGTCATCGACGCTTGTCCCAGATCGACCAGCCGAGCCCGGCGAGCGTGGCGAGCGCGCCCACGATCCCTTCCCACGTCTCGCCATCAATGCCCCAAGACACCGCGAAGCCGCCGCCAGTGGCGGTCAGGACGTGCCGCACGACGGCGGTCAAAACGGTTGCGTTCATGTTGTCTCCTTAAAGTTTGACGACAAGGCCCAAGAGCAGCACGATGATGAAGCCGGCGCTACCGATCAGGATCTGTTCCAGCCGCTTGAGGCGAGCGTTGATGCCCTCGTAGCGCACAGCGCAAACTTCTTCGTGCGTCATCAGTCGGGCCTCTATTTCGTTGATGCTTCCCATTGATAAGACTCCATTCAAAGCGTCGGCTCGATGCGCGGCTGCGCCGGAGCCCTTGGTCTGACAAACAAGCCACGCAGCGCGTTCAGCCCACGCGCAAACGGGAGGAGTGCCTCCGGATACACCGGCCGAAGCGCCTGCGCGCGCAACTGGTTCTGGTACTGCTGCTGGCGGTATGCGTCCTCGGCAGCCTGCTCGCGACCCTCGTAGGCGCGTAGGTTGTTGAGCGCGACCTCCGCAGCACGTTCGTTCGTCTGCTGGATCAGCCGCTCCATCATCAGCCGGCGCGGCTCGAACGCCTCGTTGACTTGGCTCTCGATCGCGTTTCGCATCTCGAAGTCGCGCATGGCGGCCAGATGCTCGTCAGCGGCCTGCCGGTTAAGCCCCAAGATCTTCGCGCGGTCGCTGGAGTCGGCGAGCGACTGCTGCTCGGCAGCGTCGGCCTCGGTCTGCGCGGTGGCGCGCTGGATCAGACGGCGGTCGGCAGCGGCGTCCGACTCGGCCATGCGCCCCTCGCGCGCCTGCGGGGTGTAGTACTGCCACAACTCGCGGTCCTTGGCCGGCAGGTCAGCAGGCATCATCGGCAGGCTCATCAGATCGGTCGCCTCGCGGCGAGCGCGGGTCGCCTCCAGCATGGCGTTGTTGCTGGGCCGGGCCGGGCGGTCGTCAGCGCGCGCGGTCGTGTAGGTCTGGACGCGGTTGGTCTTGGGGTCGCGCCAGCGGAAGGTTGTCTCGCCCCGCGCTCGCGCGTTGGCGAACGCCTGGTTGAAGGTCAGCCCGCCGCTTTCGGCGAGGAGGTTGGCGAGCGGGTCAGCCATGTCAGTCCTCACTAAAGCTAACAACCGGCGCAGCTACAGGAGGCACTGCCACAGCCGTCGCGCGGCCCGCAGCGCCGCTAAACATTGTGCGCCGCTCTTTACGCGCTAGCGCCCGCTGCATAGCCGCCAAGGCTTCATCAGGCTTTTGATACATCAGCACTGCCAGTTCAGTCGCCGCTTTGTTGTTGATACGCTGTTCAAGATGCCGACTGACCCGTAAGGCGAGCTGCGTGGCTTGATCGAGCGGATTGTAGCCGCGAATTGGAGAAGTCTCTTCTGCGGCTTCAGTAGCAAGGCGTTGCGCGGATGGGCGCGACGCCGCTTCACCTCGGGCTGCAAGTCCTTCTGCGCGCTGAAAACGAGCGATGTCGGCTGCAACAGAAGATAGGTCGGTGAGGTCTTCACGACTAAAATTGCCGACAATTTGCTGGACTTTAGGCTGCACGCGAGCATCAGGCAATGACCGCTGAAACTCAGCCGCTACTTTACGAACTTGACCAGCGCGCTCAACCAACGCTTCCAAGTCAGCAAAGCCGCTTCGGCCCATAACTTGTTTAATGCTACCGCTGTTCTCTGCCAGCAGTTTGACTGCCGCACCAATGTCAGGCTTGTCGCCTGAGATCATGTTGGTGACGCGCTGCACTACAGAGGCTTGAATAGCTTCGCGGCCGTCTGGCGACAACCGCCGCAACGCATCAGACATTTGCGCTGGGCTACGGAGCAAAGATTGCACAATGTCTTGCGGGTTTTCTTGCCCATAAACGCCACGCAACGAACCAATCTCATCCAGCCCTTGCGTAAGGCGCGCCGCTTCGGTTTGGATTCGGTCTAACTGCTGACGCACGGGGACGCCGTTTTGCTCCAGCAACTGAAGTTTGTCGGAATGCTTTTGCAGGAATGTTGCGGCCGCGTCAGGCCGCACTCGCATTGTGACAGGGTCGATCACCGCGTCGCGGAACATGTCTTGAATGCCGCGCGTAAACGCTGCGCGCGCTTGCGGGTCTTGGCCAAAGGTGGTCAGGAACTGACGAGTGTCGGTCGGATCTTTGAAGTAGGCCGCGACCGTGTTCTCTGGCAGGATGCGCGTCTCACCAAACGCAGAATCTTTAAGCAGCCGTCCGGTGACGTTGTCTTTGAACGCGGGCGCAAACCGCAGCCGATAGGTTTCCAGCGCTCTGCCATACAACGCTTTTGCCTCGTCAGACAAGTTTGGCGTGTTGGCGATCACTTCATCAATCTGCCGGTGCATCGCCATCAAATCGGGCACTTGCGCTGGCGTCAGCCCTGCCATGCTACGTTGGGCGCTGGCGATGTCGGAATTGATTGCTTTACGCAGCGCGTCCAACTGCTCAAGCGACATAGTAGGCAATTCGACACCGGTCGTCAGCGGACGCCCGTTCGGACCAATGATGAGCCCCGCCGTAGGCGTGGGCTGAAGCGGAGCTAGCGCTCGCGCGATAGCTGGTGCGGACTCCGGTGCGAACTCAGCCAGCGGGCGCCCGAGCGCGGCTCGCGCTGCGTCAGCGATCGGAGTAACGTCAATCTGAGCGCCTTCAGCGGCGTTGAACGCAGCGGCGTAGGCCGGCTGAACTTCCTGCGCCCGCATACGGCGCCGCAGCGCTTCTGCGCGCGACTGTATGACTTCACCTGGCGCCGCGCCTTCTGGGTACGCCGCTTTGGTAGGTAGTTCACCTCGAAGTGAGGTCATCAGCGCGTTAAGGTTTTGCTCCTCGCCAGCAATTTGGCGTTGCAGATTGTTCCTGACTTCTGACAACCGCGTCAGATCAGCCGGCGCAAGCTGGGTGCCTTCCTGCGCTATCTGCTGTTCAATGCGGTCAAGCTGACCGCGCAGATAACCCATGTTCTTTTGCACCGCATCAAACTGAATTTGCGCGGCTTGCGGCGCTCGTTTAATGCGGTCTTGTAGCGCCGCCAAAGCAATGTTCTCAACGCCGCCCTCAACAACGCGCTCGGACACAGACGGCACATAGCCAGGGGTTGTTCGCATACCTTGCGTAGCGCGAAGCGCGTTGACCCCTTCTGCGCCAGCCGCGCTCAAAAGCGCGTTCTCTGCAATTTGTTCGGCGGGAGTCAGCATACCTTTTACAGACCGAGCCGCACCGAGCCCCAACCTGAAAGCGGGCGCTAGGACGGCGCCAAGCGGCCCCGCCATCATCACGTCTTCAGGGCTGAACGGCGCGGTGCCGACAACTGCTGCTGTGCCGCCGCCAGCGGCTCGCAGCCCTATGCCTTTGGCGCCCTGAACAGCCGCCGGAATCTCGAACCCACCTGTTCTAACGGCTTGCCCAAACGCGGGCGACGCCGCCCCAAGCGCTGCGCCAGCCGCCCGTACAATCGGCATTCCTAGCGCAACTTCTGTGCCGATCTGACCAACCTTTGCAGTGGTTGTCGTTGGGTCAACACCGTAGACTTCGCGCAAATACGCTTCAGTTTGAGCGCCCCGTGCGGGCAGCCCTAGCATAGGCGCCGCGCCTGTGATCTGAGCGGGTGTCATCAGCGCTTGCGTTGCCCCCGCTCGCAGTTGGCGAACGGTTTGGCCAAGCTCCTGCCGCGTTTCTTCTGGAATAAACGGGATCGCTTCCGCAACAGTTGTGCGGGTAGCGGGCGCCGGTTCTACTTCCGCTTTTAGAGCGGACACGTCGTAGCCGTTGGCCTCCAGTTTTTGAATAAGTTGCGAGCGTGTCGTGCCGTCAGGCACGTTTTGTATGACCGTACCATCAGGCAAACGAACATTCATCGCTTTAGACTCCGAAAGTCAATTACTTCCGGCTGCTCACCGCCTGCTGACCCGCGCTGTTGCGGTGCGTAGCGTTGCAGTTCGGGCCGCTCAAACAGCGACTTATCACCTTCTGTTTCAAACCATGCGTCGCGAGCGCCGCGCATCGTTTTGTTTTCCGCAATCCATTTGCGATAGAACTGGTCTTGCTCAATCGAGCGTTTAGCTTGAGCGCGAGCTACATCCAACATGAATTGGTTGGCTTCAGGCGTATTGCCAAGTTGAGCAAACGTTTGTTCAATTCGCTCGGCGTCTTGGTTAGTTTGCACACCTTTCTGCTCAAGCTGCTTTGCAAGCACATTTTCTTTAATTGCTTGCAAGAAAGTTTGTGCGTTAGTGGCAAACTTGCCAGCATCTTTGACGCCCATCGCCGCCAAAAAATTAGCCGCTTTGGCTTTTACATCCGTACCAAACCCAGTGCGAAAGCCTGCGTCTAGCACTCGTTGTGCAGAATCGATGGAGGTCAACTGACGACGGGCAGATTGCGCCAACGTTGACACTGTTTCTTCTTCTTTAGCCAACCCTGCGCCACGAGCTTTTTCTTCTTCCCGTTCGCCTGCGCCAACATTTACGGTCGTACCACCAACCCTGCCCAACGCTTCAATCCGCGCGTCATACGCCGCACGATTGGGGTCGTTAGGCGGCAGCTTGTCACGCTCCGCGATCAGCCGCGTAAGCTCAGATGGCGCGCCCGGTCCAGCCGGCAACGTGCCTTGCATCTGCATCTGAAGTTTTTGAAACTCGCCTTCTTGACGGCGTCTTTCGGCGATCAGCTTCGCCACCTCGGCTGCCGACTTCTCCCGCGCCGCGACGACCGGGCCCATGCCCGGCGTCAGCGCGACCTCGCGCTGCATCTCGCGGGCGCGTTGTTCTTGCGGCATCAGCATCAGTTCAGCAGCGCGCGGGCCCATGTCGACGCCTTGCTCTTTCAGGCGCCGGTAGGTTTCCGCAAAGTCGCCTAAATTAGGCGACGTCTCCATCAACGCTTCAGCGGCAAGTTGTTGGCCTGCTGACTTACGCTTGCGCTCGCGTTCGCCGAACGTCTCTTGCAGCTCAAGCGCGCGCAGGCCACGCTCGCCGCCCATCAGCGCTTGCTCCAGTGTAAGCGGGCGCCCGCTCCTTAGCGCGCCCGCCAGCGCCTCTTCCTGCGCCATCTGGCGCTCCATCTGCTGCATCCGCATCTGGTTCAGCGCGTTGGCTTGCTGCGCCTGCTGAATCTGGGCGAACTGCGCCATCATGTTGTACGGAGACTCAAACCGAGGTGGTTGAATCCCGGCGGCGATCAGTTGGTTGATAGCCATGTTGGCTCCTTATGATGGTTCCGCCCAAGAATAGCCGCCAGCAGGGCCGTAGTTCTGCATGTTCTGGTAGTAGCTTGTCGGGTAGCCTTGCTGCTGCCTGCTTTGCAGCATGTTGTACATCCGATCGCCCATGTAGAGGTTCCCCAACTGGCCGAGCGTGTTCGAGAACGTCTGCGCTTGGCCCAGACGACCGGCAGCGGCGGCCGAGCCGACCGCACCGGCGGCCTGCGCCTGCGCGCCGCCCAGGTTCATCATCTGGTTGGCAATGTCAGAGGTGACGCCTCGGCCGGTGGCGGCGGTCTGGAGCAGCGGCAGCATCTCGCCTGACCGCTCGCCGGTGAACTGGCCATACTCCATCGCGCCAAGGTTCGCACGGGCCGCGCGGTCACGCTGGAACCGATCGAAAGCGCTGCCGTACTCCTGCGAGGCCAAGTCTTGGCCGTACCGCTGGAACGCCTTGCCAGCGCCGCCTGACAGGAGCCCGCCGCGTGCGGCAGCGGTTCGCTCAAGCGCTTTCAGCCCCTCGGACATCCGGAACGCATAGCCGGGGTCAGCTTGGAAGTTGAACTGCTCGGATGCCAGCTCGGCGGGCGACAGACCAGCGCTTGCCTGGTACGGACGGAAGTTCCGCATCCGTTCCATGAGCATGTTCTGCGCCTCGATGCCGGCCTCGCGAAACGGCGCTTGGGCTTCCAAACCGCGCTCGAACATTCGCTCTTGAGACGCGATGCCCTCGCGGATAGCGTTGGCTTGGTCTCTCGCCGCACGACGAGTGGCGCTCGAGCCAAACAGACCGCCGAGGATGTTACCTCCAATGAGGCCGGCAGTTATAGGATCAATAGCCATCTCACACCTCTTTGGTCTGCGCGAGCGCGGCCTTGATCGCCTCAGGCGTTGCGGCAGCGTCGATTGCGGTTTGCATAAGCGCGTACTTGTCGCGGATCTTCTGGCGCTCGGCCTCGGCAGCGGCGGCCTCGGTGGGGATGGTCGCCTTGATGTCCAACGGCGCAAACTCTTTTGCCCGCGCCGCCCGACGCATATCGTGACCGATCTGCTTGGCTTTGTCTATGTTGACGATGATCATGCCGTGTACTCCCAAGCGTTCCGGAAGGTGCGGTCAGTCGGAATGTCGGCCGCGTCGATGATCTTGTACGGCACACCAGGCGGCACGTCCTTGGCGATGATCTCTTCCAGCGTCAACCCGCAGTCGGGGATCGGGATCAGGATCGCCACACCGCCATCAGGCGTCGGGTAAATGACTCGTTGGTTCATGTTGATCACCTGAAGATAGCAACACAGTAATAAGTAGCGTCTACCGCGCCGCCGCCGCCTGCGCCCGAAGGTTGTATGTACACGCGGACAGATCCAGTTGCAATAGGTGGCCCGGCTGCGTACAGCGACGGAAAACAAATGTTAGTGCCGTTGCTTACAAATTCCGACGTAACAATTGCCGAGTAATTAGCATCCGGCATCGCCACGGTGAAATTGACCGTATAGTCGCCTGTGCCGTTGTCCGTAATGCTGCTGACGTTGCCGCTACCCCTAATTGCCGGTGTACCAGTGCCGTTAAAGTTAACCCACGCACGGCAACCATAAGCGGTCGCTACTGAACCGTAACCGCTGTTGAATTGGAACAGGCCAGTAGACGTGGCACGAAACCGCTCGGCAGCGGCGGCGCCCGCCGCCATCGTTTTGAACGACAGGTCGAAGTCTTCCGAGCCTGCCGTCACATCAGTCGTAATCGCCTCGATCGTGGCGCCGATCTCGGTGTTGCCGGCGGTCGTTTCAACAGCAAACTGCATTCCAACACCGATGCCGTTGGCGGGCGTGCCGGATGACTGGCTGTCAATCCGCAAGACTTGCGTAACGGCGTTGGTGGTGGCACTGGTCTGTTGGATGTGCGCTTTAGTCTGCGGTGTGTCAGTGCCGATGCCTACGCGGTCGGTTGATGCGTCAACAAACACCAAATTAACATCCGTGTCGCCTTCGATCCGCGTGTCAACGTCAGCGCCCGTTTCGTTAACCACGACCGCGCCGTTGAGTGTAGTGCTACCCGTCACCAAAACAGCGCCTACAACGTCAAGTTTTGCTGTTGGTGTGTTAGTGCCGATTCCCACACGATCAGTCGAAGCATCAACAAACAGCAAGTTGGCGTCCGTGTCACCCTCAACACGAAAGTCTTTGTCTGCGCCTGCTTCATTAAACACCGCAGCGCCAGTGACATTAACATCGCCTGTCAGCGTAAAGTTGCCAATCTGCGTGGTGTCGCCGTAATGCGTTACATCAACATCGTTCGCGCCGCCTACTTGCCCAAACGTCATGGCGGTACTGGTGCCGCGCAGAAATGGCACACCGCCTGCCGTCAGGCCCAGCTGCCCTACGGCGGCCAAGTAGACGCCGGTGTCGGTGTCCGCAGAGAACGAGTAGGGCGGCGCGCCTGCTGTGCCACTGTTCGCAAGGATCTGCGAGACGTTGATGGCGTTACTGACGTTGTCGACCGTCCAGATCGTGGAGTCAGTCGAGGTCTTTAGCACGAACTTGTAGGACTGCGCGGCCAGCCAGACATTGGCCTCGCCACGCGAGTCCAGGATGATCGGGTTGGTGTTGGGCGTCGCGCCGGTCGAGTCTGTGTAGGTCGCAAGCGGTGTGGTCGTGCCGGCCGCATAGGTGTACAGTTTGCCGGCAACGAGCGGGTTGCCGTCGTTGTCGAAGAACTGGAGCTTGGGGACGGATGACAGATTAAAGCTCATAGGGCCACCTCAGAAACGGTCAGAATGGCCGATGGAATGGCCGGGCAGAAGGCGGTCGCCGCTTCTGCGATCAATTGTACCGAAGTCGTGTCGACCGCCCACATCAGTTCAAAGTAGCTGCCGCCTTGCATGTTCAGCATAAACGACCACGCGGCAACCAACTCTGCGTTGTTGCCTTGAATGCGGGCGCGGCCGGCTGAAAACGGTACGTCAATTCCATTGATGCGCGGCCAAATAAAGACACTGCCTACGCCGCCTGAGGTCTTGTCCAGTTGCAGCGAAAATTGGATTTCGTAGACGCTTACATCAGGCACAAAGATGCGCGAAGTTGGCGTGCCACGCTGAATGGCAAACGATACCGTCTCGCTGTTGAACGTGACCGCGTAGGGTGTGTCAATCGCAGCAGCGGTCTGCGTTGTGGTGTCGTAGAACGATCCGTAGCGCGGGCTGCGGTTCAAAAACCGATACCACTCCCGCGACATCAGGTCAGCGGTCCCGGCCTCAAGCAGCGGCACGCGCTGCGCTGGAATGCGGAAGGGGGTTGGATTAGGCATTGGTGGCGCTCGCGGTGAGTTCAGCCCCCATGATCGCGATCTTGACCGGGTCGGTGCCGCTCACCTCGTAGACGCGGTCGCGCAGCCTTACCGTGCTGCCCAGCCGCCGCCAGATGACCCGCGTGCCGGTGGCGCCGATCGCGCCCATCGACCGCCAGTGCTCGCTTGACCAGTTGTGGCCAGCGTCGTCCGACCACCGCAGCATGACCTGCGGGTCGGACCCTTGCCCGGTCACAAGCCCCACGCCTGACTCGCAGTCGAGCTGTAGGCTGTGCTGCACCGTGCGTTTCAGATTGTTCTGGCCGGTACCAAGCGCGCGCCAAGACCGCAGCCAGCGCTGCGGTACGCCGTCATCGCTGTAAGTCGCGAGGTCGTATTCGTAGACCTTGCCGTTCAGATAGTCGCCAACCAGGATCGTGCCGTTGAAGTTCACCATGCAGTTAGCGCGGTGGCGCGTGTACTGCCCGGCGACCCATGCGGCGCGCTCATGCCACAGTTGCGTGGTCAGATCGTAGACCCAAGTCTTGCCGGCGGTCGGGAAGGTCAGCACATAGAACAGATGGCCGTCTTGCTGGTAGGACGACCCAATCGCGTCAGTAATGACGCTGTAGGACTGGATCTCGCGCTCGATCGAATGTGTGCTGACCCGCACGCCTCGGTAGCCGTTTGTCTGATAGACAATCCCTTGGCCTTGGTCGTTGGTGCCAAGCCAGAAGACGATGTTGGAGAGCTTGACGGGCGAGTAACGGGCGATACAGCCTAGTTCGTTGAAAGCGCCCGCGATGCGCTCAAGCGGAAAGTCAGGCCCGCCCGCGTTGTACCAGACCTCGGTGGACTTGGCGCCAAACACCCAGATTTCCCGGTGGTCGACCAAGACCGACACGATGTCGTCTGGCGCCCCTTCAGCGCTCGCGAAGTCCAACGGGTCGACCGACGTGCCGTCCAGCAGCGCGGTCACCCATAGCTTCTGGCTGTCAGGCTCGGCGAACACAAAGTATCCGTCTATGAAGCCGACCGAGGACGCGCCGGGGAAGTCAGGATCGGTGATCTGGGCAAACGCCGTAGTCGTGGCGTTGTAGATGTAAGACGTGCCTGCCGCGTCACCCAGCGCCAAGAACATCTGCACGCCGTTGTCTGCAATGCTGACCGGCCCCACGCCGGCGTCGCTGCTGACCGTGCCCGCGAGCGTAGCCACATAGGACGAGTCGACCCGCCAGAGTTTGGTCTGCGGGTAGGGCAGCGTAGCGGCTGACTGGGCCGTGATGACGTACAGCTCGCCCCCGTAAGTCCACAGCCCTCGGATCGGGCCGTCGTCCAGCGCGCTGACCGGCGAACCGCCTACCGTGAACGTGATCGCTTTCAAACCTGGGCAGCGCGTCAGGAACGCAGACTCCTTGCCACCCTGCGGCACCACCTCCGGATACAGGTTCACGCAGCGGTCGTTCGCGGCGTTGATGCTCGCCGCGACATAAGAAGCGCCGAGGATGGGCGTCTTCATCAGTAGCCGCCTGCGAAGATGTTGAAGCGCTGACGGCGGCGCGCGATCAGGCTGTACGGCAGCGCCATGATGTCGTCGGGATTGTTGATGCGCTTCAGGTTGCGCTTGGACGTCATCGCGATCCGCTGCACGGTGGGCGGCGGCTCGACCCCAAACTCAGGCGCGATCTCGCACGCGAGGCAGTACCGGAACGCCCGCAGGTAGCCTGGCGGGAACTGAAGGATGGTGTTGAGCGACGCAGCCTGCGTGAGCGGCTGCACCGACACCAGATGAAATTCCAGATCCTTCGTCGGACGGGGGTACAGGTACATCTCGACGTTGGGGAAGGTCATGTTGACCCACATCATCTGTGGGAACGTGCTCCCCGCAGTCTTCAACGCAATCCCGTTGTACTGGTCTTGGTTGATGAAAAGGATGTCATAGGACAGGCCGCTGCTGGTGTCCTTGAAGTAGGTGCTGTCATCGAGCAGGATGGGGCGCTGACCAACGAAGTCGCCAGTCGGGCCAAGCGACCGGTTGATCGTGTTGGCGGGCCAGGTAAAGACTTGGTCTTGCGTCGAGAACACCGACAGACGTTCGGTCGACCAAGAGTCGATCATTTGGTTCATCGCCGTGAAGGCGTCGTCCGATGTCTCAGGCGAAGGCGTCTCACCTTCGGCCAACTGACCAATGAGGCGCAGCGCCCCGTTGATCAGGTCGCCTGCCGAGACGCCGGAGCCTGATAAGGTAAGGATGGTCATTCCGTAGGCTCCTCGGGCGCCGGCACCTCAGTCCACCGCTGGTGCCAGACGCCATTGATCAGTTCAGGCTCAGTATCGCGCAGCATCATGCCGGGCGACGGACGAGGGCGCGGCGTGGGCAGCACAAAGCGAATGCCAGCGGCTTTCAACGCCTCGACGTTGGTGTTGGGCGGGAAGGTGCCGTCAGGCTTGAGCAGAAATTGTTTCATAGGTAGGTCACCACGCGCACGAACCCGTCGCCACCGTCGCCACCTGCCCCGGAGTCAAACGCTCCAGACGCAGCAGCGCCGCCACCGCCACCGCCGCTAGGATAGCCGCCTTTGCCGCCAGCACCTGCTACTAAGTCAGTACCGCCTCCAGAACCGCCACCGGAACCGCCGACAAAGTAGTCCAGCAGACCGTCAGCCCCTGCGCCTCCGTTGCCTCCAGCGGTTCCAGCAGCGCCGCCGCCGCCGCCAGCATCAGTTGCATTGCCAGAGAACACCGCGCCGCCAAGACCACCGTCGCCGCCTATCTGCGAGGTTGTTGATCCTGCTAAAAAACCAGCGCCTCCAGCACCGCCGCCGCCGACATACCCGCCCCGACTCCCGCCATTTCCTACAGATGTAGTTCCAGACCCACCAGCAGATGAAAACGGTGTCGTTGCAGTGCGAAATGCATCTATGCTTAGTCGTCTAGCGCCACCAGCAACGCCGACACCAGAAGTTGACCCACCAGTACCACCAGCGCCGCCAATTGCCACAAAAGTGCCAAATTGACTGGATGCACCAGTTCCACCTAGTGTGCCGTTCGTTTCGTCGGCCGTTTGTGCAGGACCACCTGTGCCGCCCGATCCAATAACGATTGTCTCTGTGGCGCTCAGTGCGCTTGCAGGAATGCGAATATCGATCCTTGCGCCAGCGCCACCACCGCCACCACCATTAGCGTTGTTTGCTGTTGACGCGCTCCTGCGCCTCCCAGACCCTCCACCGCCACCACCACCGTACATCAACACCTCAACGTACCGAGCGCCGAGCGGTTTCGTCCAGGTCGATGTGCCGACCGTTGTGAACTCTTGGATGTCGACGGCGCCCTGCGAGGGTGTCGGGTCGTTCAGCGTGATGCCGGTGATGGTCTTGCTGGTGTAGCCAGCAGCGGTGATGACGGCGCTGTAGATGCCGTTAGCTGCGTAGAAGATCCAGCCGCCGGAAGCGTTCGTCGTGATGGGGTTTGACTGAAGCGTCAGCCCATCATCAGAATAAATCGTTGCGAGCGCGCCTAACGAATCATAGACGTAGACCAGCGCGCCGCTGATCGGGTTGTTGCCACTGTCTGTGACAATGTCATAGTAGCTCTGCATGAGCGGTGTCCTTCCGACGCCGCCGCGCAGGCGCGGCTAGCTCGTTGGTCGAA